TGCTGACCCTAACATGCAGAACATGCCTAGAGGTGGTACGTTCCCTGTCAAGAAAGTATTTGTGTCACGTTGGAAGGGTGGCAAGATACTTGAAGCAGACTTTGCACAGTTAGAGTTTAGAGCTGCTGCATTTTTATCACAAGACCAAATTGCCATGAAGGAGATAGAAGATGGATTTGATGTACATGACTATACTGCTCGTGTTATTAGTGATGCTGGTGAGATTACTTCTCGCCAAGAAGCGAAGGCACATACGTTTGCACCCTTGTACGGAGCAACAGGATTTGGAAGGACACCTTCTCAGGCTACATATTATAAACACTTCACAGAAAAGTACAAAGGGATTGCACTATGGCACACCAAGTTGGCTAAAGAAGTTATGACAACAGGCAAGATAAAGATACCTTCAGGTAGAGAGTTTTCATTCCCTGATGCTAAGAGATATGCAAATGGTAAGATAACTAACTTCACACAGGTAAAGAACTATCCTGTGCAGAGCTTTGCTACTGCTGATATCGTTCCCCTTATACTTATGCACATAGATAAATTACTATCTACTCTTAAATCTTGTGTTGTGAATAGTGTGCATGATTCAATAGTTATTGACATACATCCTGAAGAAGAAAAACAGGTTCTATTTCTTCTACATACAGCTAATCAGAACCTACTAGACATTATCAATATTAAGTTTGGCATTGATTTTAATGTGCCTTTATTACTAGAAGCAAAAATAGGTAATAATTGGCTTGACACCAAAGACGTTATATGATATAACGATAGAACTTTAACAGAAAAGGAAATTACATATGAGTGATTTAGTTACAATAGATACAAATAATTATGCCGCAATGGCAAAAGCTATGGGTATCGCAGGAGAAACTTCATCTAATGATAAGAAATCAAACACTTTACCTAGATTGAAGATAAACCATTCACCTATAATGGGTGAAGCAGAAGTGCAAGGCAAGTCTATGAACGTAGAAGTTGTTCAAGGTGGTACATATAAGTTGGACATACCTGATGACAAAGCAGTATATGCAACATCTGCAATCATAAGACCTTTCATACAGAGATTTATGTATAAGAGATTCGTTAAGAATATGTCTGCAAAAGCAGGCGAGCCTATGGGTACATATCATAAGACTCTTATGGCAGACAATCTTAATATAGACTTGAAAGACAATCAGGGTGGGTTTAATTGTGGCAAACCATCAGGATATATACAAGACTTTAAATCATTGCCTGAGAAGACACAGGAACTTATCAAGCAGATAAAACGTGTACGTGTTGTCTTTGGTGTAGTCGATTTAGTTGATGTTACAAATGAGAAGGGAGAGTCTATTGAAGTAGGTAGTCAACCTTTTATATGGGAGATTGATAATAGAGATGCCTTCAAGACTATGGGTATACCTTTTACCAAGCTATCTCAAATGAAGAGACTTCCTGTTCAGCACAATATCACAGTAGGTACTGAAGAAAGAAAGTTACCTAATGGTAATTGTTTTTATCTGCCTACTGCTAGTTTAGACGTAAGTAAAACTATAGAACTAGCTGATGCTGACCAAGAGACCTTTGCTAACTTCTTATCTTGGGTAGAAAACTACAACAGTTATATCATTAACGAATGGTCTGTGCAAGCAAATCATAAGTACGATGAGGAGGACAACTCTGTTGTAGGTGACTTTATTGATATAGAAGAAGAGGTAGCCTAATGCAACATCGTGGTGAATTGGCAATCAGTCAATACCTAGAAAATGCTTCTAAGGGTTTGACATCTATGAGTGATGAGACTATCAATCGTGTAGGCGAAGAAATAAAGGATTCACTTAAACGTCAGTTTGCAGGTGGTAACAAACGAGATGAGTTTAGGTTACGTATGTCTAATATAGGTAGACCCTCATGTCAACTATGGTTTGAAAAGAATAGACCTGAGACTGCGTTACCTAAGCCTACTACGTTTGTTATGATGATGATGATTGGCGATATAGTCGAGTCAGTCTTCAAGGGATTACTTACAGAAGCCAAAATAGACTATAAAGATAGTGACAATGTGACACTTAAATTAGATGACGATACTAGTATATCAGGTTCTTATGACTTAGTTGTTGATGGAGCAGTTGATGATATTAAGTCTGCATCTGATTGGTCTTACAAGCATAAGTTTGATTCTTATGAGTCACTAGCTTCAGGTGATAGCTTTGGTTACGTAGGGCAACTTGCAGGCTATGCAAAAGCATCAGGCTATAGAGCAGGTGGTTGGTGGGTTGTTAACAAAGCCAACGGTCAGTTTAAGTACGTGCCTGCTCGTATAGATATGGACAAAGAACTTGATAAAGTTAAGGAGTCTATAAAGGCAGTCGATTCTAAAGAGTTAGTAAGATGCTTTGAGCCTGAACCTGAAACCTTTAGAGGTAAACCTACAGGTAATATGGTTCTTAATAGAAACTGTAACTTCTGTTCTTATAGACAATCATGTTGGGAAACTTTACACGAGTTGCCTGCACAAATGTCTCAGGCTAAAGAGCCTAAGATGGTTCAGTACATAAGTCTCAAGAGTGCCTAGATGTCTCCTCACAAGATAAGAAGAGAAGCAATAAAGCATGGGTATAGGAGTGGGTTAGAACATACTATCTCACTCTACCTAACTAAATTGAAGCATGCCTATGCATATGAATCAATTAAGATAGAGTGGGAAGATTTAGCTTATCGAACCTATACCCCTGACTTTATACTAAACAACGGTATAATAATAGAAACTAAAGGTAGGTTTTTAACCACAGATAGAAGAAAACACTTGTGTATAAAGAAGCAACATCCTAAGCTAGATATTAGATTTGTATTTACAAACAGTCGAAGTAAACTAAGCAAAGGTGCGAAATCTACATATGCAGAGTGGTGTATCAAACATGACTTTAGATATTATGACAGGATAATTCCTGAAGATTGGCTTAAAGAAAAAGGCAAGAACAAACATCCTAATTTCGTTAAATTTACAGGCAGTAAAGTCAGGAGAATCAAGTGAAGAACGTAATAAACCAAATAAAGAAAGAAGATTTTGTAATAAATGTGCGACCTAAACTAGATAGTAAAAGGGATTGGACAGGAGAAGTTGACTTATCTATTATCACATCTGTAGATAATCCACTTACTGATGACGATTATTATGCAATACTTTCCTTTTGTAAGGTAATATGTTCTTCTGTGCCTGTGATGGAAGAAGATGAATACGTAAGGCAAGCATTAGAAGATAAAGCTACACAGTTCGATGAATTAAACTTTGTTCCTGAAAAGAAAAAGGGAAAAATAGTTGACAAACATGACAATGTTGTGGTACTGTCTTTTGATGCAGATACAGATGGTAGTGCATAATGTTAAGACACTTGGAGTATATGAAAATGATGGCAGATAAGATTAATAAAAAACAACCTGATAATCAAGTTAATTACTTAGGTGGTTCTACTAAACAAGATATGGTTAATCATCCCATACATTACAACAAAGCAGGTATCGAAACTATTGATGCCATCAGTGCTGCAACTAATGAAGGGTTTAAGTATTATCTACAAGGAAACATATTAAAGTATATATGGAGATATGAGTACAAGAATGGTGTAGAAGATTTAGAGAAGGCACAGTGGTATCTCAATAAACTAATAGAGGTAACAAATGATAAAAGTTAAAATTATGCTTGCCTTAGAAGTAGACCCTGAAGATTATCCCATACCTTCAGATGGCGATGTTACAGAAGACTTTGAGGATTATATACGTGAACTATTTCACGATTTAGAAGGTGTTAAAGTTAAACACATGAAAGTATCAATGGAGTAAGAAATGCTAAATAACTATTTACCAACAGACTATCAAAACTTCATAGCATTATCTCGCTATGCAAGGTGGAAAGAAGATGACCAACGCAGAGAAAATTGGGGAGAGACTGTAGACAGATACTTTGATTACATGTCTAATCACTTATCTAAGAATCACGACTATACTATAAGTAAAGCCTTGAAAGAAAAGATGACATCACAGATAATGAATCTAGGTGTAATGCCTAGCATGAGAGCCTTAATGACAGCAGGACCTGCTCTAGATAGATGTCATGTTGGTGGATATAACTGTAGCTACATACCTGTAGATAGTCCACGTTCATTTGATGAATGTATGTATATACTTATGTGTGGCACAGGTGTTGGCTTCTCTGTTGAACGTGAGAATGTAGACATGCTACCCATAGTCAATGAGCACTTTGAGGACAGCACTACTATCATCA